GTTCAACCGAAGCAGCCAAAATACTTAACGAGCGAAAAGCTGGGGGTAAAGAAGCACTAACCCAAGCTGAAAAAGCAGCAAGGGCAACAGCTCCTAGAGCGAGTGCCTCAAGCACCGACTATTCGAATAATAAAATTACTTCGGAAAATGTCGATGCACTCATAGCAAAAAATGGCCAGAAATGGTATTTGGAGCACCGAGACGAGATTAACTCAGTTCTTGCGAACGACTACTAAAAAATTAATAAGAAAGAAATAACAATATGACAACTACTGGTGCCTATGGCTCAGGTAATGTTAATGTTGGTACTACTGCTGGTTCAGTGTTTCGACCTAATGTATGGTCAAGCGAAGTTTTGATGTTTGTCAAAGCTAACTTGGTTCTACTTCCTTTGGTTAGACACTATGACGCAGATGTACAGGCTTATGGTCAGACAGTTGAGATACCTAACGTATCAACAATTACTGCTAACATTAAGTCAGCAAACACATTAGTTACCCTAAACTACAATACTGAAACAAAAACTACAATAACAATAAACCAACACTATGAATCTTCGTTCCTTGTTGAGGATATTCTAAAAATACAAAGCAAATACGATTTACGAAGTGATTATACGCAAGCTGCTGCTTACGCTATAGCTACTAAAATTGATAGTGCAATCGCAACACTTATGACCAACAGCTTCACAGCTTACGGTACATTCGGAACTCCTTTGAATGATGTTCTTATTCTAGCTGTAAACCGATACTTAAGTGATTCAAAAGCTCCAAGAGACGGAAGAAGCTTTGTTGTTACACCACAAGGTGAGCAAGAAATGCTTGGTATCGACAAATATGTTAGATACGATGCTCTAGGAATCGGCGGTGACGCTAACAGTATCATGACTGGTAAAATTGGAAACATTTACTCTATCGCAGTATTTATGAGCCAAAACCTAGTTCAAGTTACTTCTAGCCCAAACCAGAACAACCACTTACTATTCCACACTGACTCTGTAGCAATCGCTATGCAGGAAAACCCACGTACTCAAGCTTCTTACAAGCAAGAATACTTAGGTTGGTTAGTAACAGTTGATACACTGTTTGGTCTAACAACTCTACGACCTTCATTCGGTTTCGTAGTTAAATCGTAGTTAAATAACTATCTGATTGGATTAAGACCCTGACGAGGGTCTTTTTCTTATGCTATAATTTAGTTATGGCAGCAGTATTAACAGGCAACAGTCCACAAAGTATCTATAATGCTATTGGCAATACAGTTGGATTGACTGAACAAGTGGCATTAAATCGTGCGGCTGGATATGGGGATAATCAATATTCGCCTCAAGCTACGGTTAATCTAGCTGCTAGTAGAACGGCTCACGCATTAACCTATCAAGCAGCTTTAGCTAAAAATGTTGGATATAGTGGAAAGGGAAGTGTGCAGGAGATTCTACTTTGGGCACTGGCTAATAATAAAACTATGAGTACAATCGTTACTGGAGTATAATAAATATATATGGCACAACTGATTACACCAAACCCAAGTGGAGATAGCATCGGAACTATTCAGGATAAGACTAGAGCATTAGCAGCTAATCAAGGTCTAAACGACTATGATATGTGGGTTAAAATTGATACCGAAATAGCATCAGCAATCACGGCTGGCAAATGTACACAACCTAACGACTACGTATCTACAAACATACACGGTAAGAAATAACTCCCTAAACTTAAATTAGTCTCCTTGTTGGAGTCTTTTTTATTTATGTTACAATATGCTTATGAAAGTAAGCTACCCAAAAGATGGGGATTACATCGACTTAACTAGAAAGATTGAAACTCCTGATTTTTCGACCCCTAAAAAATGGAAGCCTAATGAAGGACAGAATCATACTATGCTATATGGTCGTGGAATACCCACACCAAGTAAAACACCTACACAAATAGCTGAAGAATGGCTACATGAATTCTATCCTTATTTACCAAAGGGTTCTGATGAGTGGAATCGTCGTTTTAAAGAGGCATTAAATCGCTAAATAAAAGCACTTGCATTTTGAAATATCGTACTATAAAATGCTACATATAAATATAAAAGGAGCGGTAAATGAAAAGTGCGTTAGATTACGATAAAAAGGTACAAAAAGAGTTTAATATCGACGAAACAGTCGACCAAGATATGGTCTTTAAAATAGCTCACGTTCGAACCCAGATAGAAGAAATCAAGAAATTCTTATGGAGAGAAAGAGTTGAACTTATATTAGGCGAAAGCCAAGCTGAGAGCGAAGATGAATTAGTCGCACAAAAAGGCAAGAGTAATGTTGCTGAAAAACGAAGTAACATTAAGCAAATAGTAAGGTCAATAAGAACTCTGACTGGACTTTTAAATGAGCTTGAAGAGCAAAACGCTGAATAGAACCAAGCTTGCAGTAGTCCTACCTAGTCGTGGTTTAATGTTTAGTAGAACTTTTGAGGAGTTATTAGGTGAACTTAAAGATTTTAATTATAGGATATTTTGGTCTCATGCTAGGAGTCTTCCTGATTGTTTTAATATTCCCACGGAACAGGCTTTAGCCGACCCAGAAGTCTTTGCAGTATTATTTTGCGAAGATGATATGATTATCCCTAAAGGCATCTTGAATAAGATGTTTAAGTCTAAATACCCAGTCGTAGCACTAGATTATCCTTTTCAGCAAAATGGTGATGCCACAGTTCTCCATGACCCTAACGGAATGGCATATTGGTCTGGGACTGGTTTCTTATTAGTAGCTAGAGAAATACTTGAAAATATTCCTAAACCAATATGGCAAACGGGTAGAACTTTTGACCCATTTGTGGATAAAGATACTCTACATTTCTGGCCCAGAAAACTTACTAAAGTCTTCTATGGACTTCATGACCTTAATTTTGGATTAACCCTATATTCATCTGGAGTACCCGTATTACCTATGATAGAAACAGCTGGACAGCGTAAATTAGTTAGACTTGGTGCTACTGGGACTAATCAAGGTGCTCACGAGATTAAAGAACTCACAGAAGTTGGTAGAGATATTGTTAGTGGAATGGTAGACCAGAATAACTCAGAATTATTCTTAGGTGCATTAAATAGAGTTAAACAAGTTAGATTCTGGGAAAATATACCACCATTTATATCCTATGATGAAGATAACCAGCCGTATCTTAATGATGGCAGAAAGTTTGATTTAGTGAGATGAGAATTGCAGTTATTTTCCCTAGTCGTGGACTTGCTTTTAGCCAAACCTGCGAAGAACTACTCAATAACTTAGAGGGCTATGATTACGAGATATTCTTCTCACACGGCGTATCTATTCCAGAGTGTTTTATAAAACCACTACAAAGAGCCTTAAATAGACCCAAAAATCCTTTTACGCATATATGGTTCGTCGAAGATGATATGATTCTACCAGATAGTACATTAGATGCTATGTTGATAGCTGATGTACCCGTAGCTACCATGGATTATCCAGTCTCAAAAGGTGGACAAGGGTCTGTGTTTGAGTCAGATGGAAAAGTTTTATTCTGTGGAACTGGATGTTTGTTAGTAAAAAGGGAAGTGTTTGACATTATTAAACCTCCTTATTTTAGAACAGATATCAAGTGGAATATGAAGAATCATGGTGATTTTATACGTTTAACAGCCGAAGAGAACACTAGAAATGATGTTTACGGCTTACATGATGTGACCTTTGGGCTTAAATTACATAAGTTTGATATACCTATATCAGTTGTAGGAATTATTGGTCAACGTAAATTAGTTTCATTAGGTAAAGCGGGGACTAATGACGGAGCACATGACATTGAAGAATGGAAAAAAGTTATACCAAACGTGATAATAAAACGAGTTAAAAAGTACCCAATAGTACCACTAGGTAATTTAATGTCTGTAATGACTAAAAATGGTGAGATAATAGTCCACCCCACTCACGGGAAGAAGTTAATCAAGCAGGGAATTGCCACTCCAATAAAGAAACTTAAGGTAGGTATAGATTATAACGGGTTCGAATTATGAAATTATTAATAACACTTATAACCTATAATCGTTTAGCATATACGAAAAAAACTCTTAGAAACCTATGGGATAGTGCTAGTGATGAGGCTGATTACTTCTTAGTGGTAGTAGATAATAATTCAACAGATGGGACGAAAGAATATCTACAAACACTTAAAAAAAGACACAGAGTCAATCACATAATACTTAACGAGGATAATTATTACCCAGGTAAAGCTTGTAATATTGGCTGGGAATATGGAGTCCAACGATATAACCCAACCCATCTGATGAGACTTGATAATGACATGTCTCTTAAGAAGAATTGGGATATAAAAGTTAAACAATATTTCAAAGCTATTCCAGAGTTAGGACAATTAGGTATCGACCATGAAGCTATCGAACACCCAAAAGCTGATTTACATAGACGTTTGATAAATGGTTATATGATAAATGAATGGCCTGGTTGTGTCGGCGGACCATGTATTGTACCTAGAAAAGTCTGGGATATGGGTATGAGATGGCCTGAAATGAGATGGGATGATGAGCGACAAAGTGCCGTGCAAGAAGATTCAACTTTTAGTAAGTTAATTATGAATGCTGGTTTTTTGGTTGGTCACACCCAAATAGAACTCGGCAGGACATTCGCTACTAAATATAATTGGAACGATTACAAGGATTATTATTTAAAAACAATGTCCGATAGGGGTTATGAAGATGTAGTTAAACATATTAAGGAGTTGAAATGAAAACCATGGTCATTTTGGGTACACGCCCAGAACTTATTAAAATGTCAGAAATTATTAAATTATTAGATAAACATACTGAACTTACCTTTGTCCATACTGGTCAAAACTACGATTACGAATTAAATGAAATATTCTATAAAGATTTAGGACTTCGTGAACCAGACTATTTCTTAGATGTAGCTGGAGATTCTTTGGGTGAGACTATAGCTAATATTATGGAAGAAACTGAAATCATACTTGAAAATATTAAGCCTGATGCCGTTATCATACTCGGCGACACAAACTCTGCTCTAGGTGGAATAATGGTTAAACGTAAGAAAATCCCTCTTTTTCACTTAGAGGCTGGGAATAGATGTTTTGATGATAATGTCCCAGAAGAAATCAATAGACGAATATTGGACCATATATCAGATGTAAATATGGTATATACGCAAAATCAAAGGCTCTATCTGCGAGATGAAGGTATCGCTAAAGATAGACTATTTATTATGGGGAGTCCGATGAAAGAGGTATTAAACAAACACATACAAAAAATTGGTAAAAGTAAAGTCCTCCCAAAACTCCACCTCACGAAAAACGAATATTTTCTAGTAAACATCCACAGAGATGAAAACACAGAAATACAAGAAAACCTCAATCATCTGATAGAGACTTTAAACGCCGTAGCGGAAGAATATAATCTTCCTATTATATTATCTACGCACCCCAGACTCTTGAACAAAATAGAAAAACAGAAAATTGTCTTCAATCCATTAGTCAAAATATTGAAACCTTTTGGGTTTATTGATTATAACCAATTACAACTAAATGCCAAGTGTGTAATTAGCGATTCGGGTACTATAGCTGAGGAGTCCGCTATACTTGGTTTTCCAGCAATTACTATCAGAAACGCTATAGAGCGTCCTGAGGCATTTGATGTCGGAAGTATCATAATGACTGGAGTTGATGCTAAAAGTGTCTTAAACAGCCTTAAAATCGTTCAGGAGCCTACTACAGCACCAAGTGACTATGATGTAGATAATTGTGCAGAACGAGTCTTAAAAGTAGTTTTAAGCTTCACTCCTTATGTAAATAGATATGTGTGGCACAAAAATGTATAAATATAGAGGCGAATTAAAAGGAGCGAAAATACTAATATGTGGTGGTACGGGTAGTTTTGGTTCAGCTTTTGTTAAACGTTATCACGAAGAACATGAATTAACAGTATTCAGCCGTGACGAGACAAAACAATTTGAAATGAGAAATATCTATCCAGATGTACATTATGAGATTGGTGATATTAGAGATAGGCAACGTCTTAGCGAAGTGATGCGTGGTATTGATTATGTATTTCAAGCTGCAGCTTTAAAACAAGTACCTAGTTGTGAATTCTTTCCGCTAGAAGCTGTTAAGACTAATATATTAGGGACTGACCATGTTTTAGATGCGGCTAGAAGTGCAGGAGTTAAAAGAGTGGTTTGTTTGTCTACCGATAAAGCAGTTTATCCGATAAATGCTATGGGTATATCTAAGGCTATGATGGAACGAATAGCCACCTCAAAAGGTGCAGTTGTGACTCGATATGGGAACGTTATGAAATCAAGGGGGTCGATTATACCGATATGGGAGAAAGCAGCTGGAGAAAATCAGCCACTCCTTTTGACCAATCCAGATATGACTAGATTCTTAATGAGTTTAGACGACTCTATAGATTTGGTAATGTATGCTTTAGAAAATGGTCAACCTGGAGACACTTTTGTTAAAAAATCACCAGGAGCTACAATGCTAGATTTAGCTTTATCAATAAGTGAAAATATAAAGCTCATAGGCACTCGACATGGCGAAAAAATGCATGAAACTCTTATAAGCCAAGAAGAGATGTTACGGGTTGAAGATAGAGACGGTTTTTATAGAATAAAAGCTGATTCAAGAGATATGAACTATAACCAATATTTCGTAGACGGCGTATCACATGACATGCCTGAAGCGTACACATCAGAGAATACTAAACGATTAAATAGAGAACAAATAAGGGAACTATTAGATGGACTTAAAGAAACTAATTAAACACGAAGATTCTAGGGGATTATTAGTCGAAGCTATGAAGTTTCCTAATGATGGGCAACTTTATTATATTATTTGTAACCCTGAAGAAATGCGTGCTAATCACTACCATTTAAAAAAGACTGAAATATTCGTTGTTATTTATGGGAGTGCGGAAATAGCTGTTAAGGACAGAGAGACTGGTAATGTGATGTATGCTAATGTCAATTCTTCTCAACCCATAGCTGTAACAGTTGTACCAAACCACACCCACAGAATAGTAGCAACTAAAGAAGGTGCAATAATAATTGTTTATTCCAATACCTTGTTTGATAAAGATGACCCAGACACTTATTCGGAGGAAATATGAACCCATATTATTATGTAGCAGAAGCAACAGCTAATGGTCAATCCCTATTATCTTTATGTGCTGGAATTGGACTAGAACTTCAGGATTGTAAGAGTAACGATATAACAGCAGTAGACATCGCACCCCAATATATAGAAAAACTAAAAGAAACCTATCCTCATATTAAAACCGTGTGTTCCGATTCATTAGAATATTTAAAAAAACAACCAGATGATAGTGTAGATATAATCTCAATAATTGATGGAATCGAACACATGCACAAAGCCGATGGATTAGACCTTATTAAACAAATGAAGCGTGTCGCAAAATACAAAATTCTTTTATTTACCCCCGAAGGTAGAGAAGAAGGTGGTTATCTTAAGAACGAGCCACACAATGCTTGGGGTATCGAAGGTGCTGATGAACACCAAAAACACAAGAGTGGTTGGAAGAAAGACGAACTCAAAGAACTTGGCTTTATATTACTTCTTGGAGCAGACGGAAAATCTCAGCATGGAGACGATTATACAGCTTTAATGATGGAGTGGACGAAAGATGCTTAGTATTTGCTTTCCTATGGATGATGGACGCTTAGAACAGTTTAAAGTTACTAAACAGGCGTATGATAAGATGCCACAAAAGAAAGAGTTTGTTATAGCCACTCGAAGTTATAATGAAGTTACAAAATATCTTAAAGAACACAAATTAGATAAAGGAGTAAGATTAGTTCCATACACCATATCTAGTGGTTTTAATCCATCAAAAGGACTAAATGTAGCAGTTAGAAACGCTAAATATAATACTATTATAATAACAGTCCTGAAGTTAAACCAGCTCCCGATGTATTAGATTTATTAGAAAAATCAATAGGTAAGAATATAATTTGTAGA